AAGTGTTGCTAAAGATGTTGTTTCAACTCTTGGATCTTCACTTGATACTTCTATTACTTATACAAAGAAAGCATCAGGAAGTTATAACACAAGCACAGGTGTATATACGACAACTGATACCAGCTACAGTATTAAAGTTCCGATTGAATTTATTAGGTCTGAAGAAGATTTAGGTAAAGAAATGAGAGAATTTAGAACATATATAACACCTGATCTTATTGGAGATAATCAACCTGATCTTGATGATGAGATTACATTAACTTACGCAGGAGCAACTAGAGTGGCAAAGGTAGTTAATATAAGTACATTACAAGGTGGTCAAACTTACTTGTTTACAATACGAGGAAGATTCTAATGAGTAAAACTCCATTTACAGACGCTATTAGAAAAAAAACAAGAAGAGAATTAAATACTCAATTTAATAATTTAATAAAAACTGTTCTTGCAGACTTGCCATCACAAAGTCCTCAATATTCTGGTTTTTTTGCTTCTAGTTGGCAAGCTAATACTTATAGACCTTTATCAGATGAAAAAATACGATCTCCTTGGACAGAAAGAAAAAAAGATAGAGATAAAGGAATTACAACAACAGCTATTGTTGAACCTAGATATTATCCTCCAAAAAGAAAGTTTAAATTTGGAGAAACAGTATTTATAGGTAACAGGGCTGAATACGCAAGACAAGCATTAGGATCTCAAAATAGTTCAATAATGCCTTATTTAGAAAATATTACGCAAGTTGTTGAAGTTGTGTTTAGTGACACTATTCGTCAACCAGATATAAGAGTGGCTGAAACTCAGGTAATGCGAGAAGGTGTTGAAGGAGGTAGAACTGCTCCAGCATTAGGCTCAAGATATAAGAAATTATGAGTTTAGTTAATACAAGAGCAGCTTTTGAAAAAGCTATCACAGATGCAGTTGCAGCAGCAGATAATACTGTAATCATTACTTATGATAATGTAAATTTTACAACACCTGGTAAAACGAAAAAATATATTACTACTTCAATTACATTTAACCAATCAACAATTCAAGCTCAAGGTGCAGCATCAGATTATTATTCTGGTGCTATTCAATGTAATATTTATGTTCCAAAGAATAAAGGTTCTTCTGTCTTATCAGCAATAGGAGAAGCTGTAATAGATGGATTAACTTCTATAAACGCTTCTAATTATTCAGATCCATTTTCTTGTTCTCCTACAGTTGGAGAAGTAAGTGGAATTATCCCTGTTGAGATCGAAGATCGTTCACATTTTTTAGGAATTATATCGTGTGCTTTTTTTGCTAATAGCTGATATACTTCTAATAGCTATACAATAACATGACTAGAGCAGTTGATCTTTTAAGAAACAAGTTTGGTGTTTCTCAGCTTTACAAACATGATGTAAAGCAAGATGATGAGATTCTTCTTACTATCTACTGGAATCCGTTAACTATTGCTGAACGTGAGATGATTCAGCAAAAAACTAATTCTGAAGATGCAAATGATTTTGCTTTACAATTAATGATTGAAAAAGCGTTAGATAAAGACAAAAAAAGAATATTTGCTGATGGAGACAAGGCTTCATTAAGAAGAGAAGTTGCTGCTTCTGTTTTGCAAGAAATACAATTAGCCATGCTAGAAACTGGAGAGGGTAAGGAGGTTGAAGAGGCGAAAGCCGATTTGAAAAGCGAATCCTGATTGGTTTTTCATATATTTTCTTGCCAATGAACTGAAAACTACTGTAGTTCAATTATGTAAAGTTTTGACTGTTGAAGAGATGATAGGTTGGGCTGCTTTTTATGAGTTAAAAAATGATGAAAGTAAAAAAGAAGAACAAAGAGCACAAACTAAAAGAGGTTTTTCACACAAATCAAGGTAGAATAGAATATAAGTTTGTCTAATTAGGTCGAGATGGCAGAAAAACAGATAAATATACGAATAAATACGATTGAGACTAAGTTAAATCAGTCTCTTAAAAAGATAGAGAAGTTAGAGAAAACTATAGATAAATTAAATAAAAAGAAGATAAGATTAAATACTTCCGCAGCAGAACAAGCAGCAAAAAGGTTAAGAAAAGAAATAGAAAAAGGAAACAATATAGTTGCTAAGTTATTTGACACCAGTAGAAGCACAGGTTTTGGTAACTCAATAGGAAGAGTTAGAGATGAATTAGGTTTAGTTAGAAAAGCGTTTGATGCTGCTAATAGTGCAGCTAGTAGACAGGAAAAAGCGACTGCATTAATCGCAGGTAATTTCAAAAAGATAAGAATGGAAGCTGTTGCTTTTGCAAATGCAACTGGTAACAAAGAAGCTATGCAAGGAGCTATGGGTGGTAGCGTTCAAACAAGATTGAAAGAAATAAAAGGATTTCCCAAAACTATTCTTGCAGGTAGAGAGGCTATGGGTCTGCTTAATAGAATGTTGGAAATGGCTGAAGTCAATTCAAAAGACTTTTTAGATATTAATAAAGCTATAGGTAAGCAGTTAAAAATCAATGCTGATATGCAGAAAGCAGCGAATGAGGCTAGTGGTAGAGGTAAGAAAAAATCTGGTAATGCAGCATCAAAAGAAAAGTTAAAAGACGAAAAGAAAGCCACAGAGGAAATGAGGAAGCAAAAGAAAATAGAAGATGAAAGATTTAAAAGAGCACTTAGAAATATAAGGCAAAGAAAGAAAGATAGGAAAATGCAAAGACAAGGTAGATTGCTTGGTGCAGGTTTTCCATTGTTATTTGGAGGAGGTATTGGTTCTGTTGCTGGTTCTCTTGCAGGTAGTTTTGCAGCAAAACCAGGAGAAGAATTTGGTGCTCAAATATTTGGTAGTGCTATAGGTGCTCAACTTGAAACTTTAGTTAGAAGGGCAAATGCTTTAGGAGATGCAATAAGAGAAATAAGTTTTGAAAAGTTAGAAGAACAAAGCATTATCATTAATGGTGCATTAAGAGATCAAATTAAATTTTTAAAAGAAATTGGACAAAAAGAACAAGCAAGAGCTTTAATTGCAGAAGAAGTGTTTAAAAGAACTGGAGCTACTGCTGACGTAAATAGAGATATAAATAGATCAGTTGAAGTATTAAATGCAGGATTTAGCGAACTTGTTAATAGTGCAGGTACGACTTTAGCAATAATAGGTGCTCCTTTACTAAAAGCTGTCGGTTCTGTATCTTTTTTAGTTGGTCAAATATTTAAAACATTTAATAGAGGAGTTTCTACTTTAAGAAGTTTGATTCCAGATTTAGCAATAGTAGATAAATTTTTTGAAAGGTTTAATAGATTTTTACAAAATTCTGCTGAAAAAAGTTTAGAAATTCAAAGAAATTTTAATAAAATTGGAGATCGTGCATTTACTCAATTAACATTAGAACAACAAAAAATAATAGGTAAAGAAGCACAAACATTTGAAGCACAAAGAAAAAATTTAGAGGTAGAAAAAAAATTAATAGGTTTTAGACTTAGAAAAGAAAAAGATGCAGCGTTACAAGAAGCAGGTGTTAGTTTTGAAAGTGATCCTAAAGCATATAACGCAATTATAAAATCATTTAATGAAAAATTTAAATTACAAACTAAAGGAATAAATGACCAATTATTTATTATTAATGAGACAGAACAATCAAGAAATGAAAAATTACAAAGAAGAATTAATTTAATAACAAAAGAAACTGAAATACAATCAAAAATAACTAATGCCGTAAATGTTGGAGATGAACAAACTGCTAGAAGATTACAATTTGAGTTAGAAAAAGTAAGAATACAAACTCAGTTAGGAGAAGATTTAAGAAATGCTAAAAGTGTTGAAGAAGAGATTTTACTTGTTAAAAAAGCAATAGCACAAACTGATGCAGTTAGACTAAGAATTAATAGTCAATTAACTCAACAGGAAATAAAACTAAAATCACTTTATGAAAGTATTGGTCGATCAATAGAAAATGGTTTAGTTAGTGCTATTCAAGGTGCTATAGATGGAACTAGAACTCTTGGAGATGTTGCTCGTAGTGTATTTAGTGAGATTTCCTCTTCCTTAATAAGATTTGGTGTTAATGCTTTCTTAGGTAGTCTATTTCCTGGTTCTAGTTTCTTTAGAGCTAATGGTGGAACTGTTAGTAAAGGTAAAAGTTACATTGTTGGAGAACGTGGTGCAGAAATGTTCGTACCAAATGCAGGTGGTCGTATAGTTCCTAATTCTG